CAAGGTACTGCATTTACAGGTTTAACATCAGGAACATATTTCTTTACCATGTCCACACGGACAAGTGGTGGTGCATCAACAGGTACTGCAAACTTTGGTCAACAACCATTTACTTACACACCACCATCAGGATATAACGCACTCAACACATACAACTTACCCACACCTACTATTGCACAGGGTAATAAGTATATGGATGCTACTTTGTATACTGGTAATAGCTCAACTCAATCAATTACAAATGCTGGTGGGTTTAAACCTGATTTGGTTTGGGGTAAAGATAGAACCTCAGCACTTAATAACAGGCTTTTTGATGCTGTCAGGGGTGTATCAAAAGCATTGTATAGCAATAATACTACTGCGGAAACAACTGAAAGTGGTGTGACGGCTTTTAATAGCAATGGTTTTACACTTGGTTCAGATCAAGGTTTGAACTTTGCCTCAGATAGTTATGTTGCATGGCAATGGCAAGCTGGTGCTGGTTCATCAAGTTCAAACACCAATGGATCAATTACTTCAACAGTATCTGTAAGCACTACTGCTGGGTTTAGTGTTGTTACTTGGACATATAACGGAAGTGGAACAATAGGGCATGGACTTGGTGCAGTTCCACAAATGATTATCCAAAAAGACAGAACAAGCGGAACATATAATTGGGATGTTTATCATGTTTCACTTGGAAATACAAAACGTGCAATATTAAACTCATCTGCCGTTCCAGACGTTGAAAATGTTTGGAATAACACTACGCCCACATCATCAGTATTTTCGATTGGATCGTCTTGGTATACAAATGGAGACAATGTTGTTTCATATTGTTTCGCACCAGTAGCTGGGTTTAGTTCGTTTGGTACTTATTCTGGTAATTCATCTAATCAATTTATTTATACTGGATTTCAACCTAAATGGGTAATGGTTAGATTGTCAGGCCCTAGTGGTGGCGGTAGTTGGACAGTATTTGACACATCAAGAAGTCCATACAATCTTGAAGCATTAAGATTGCAACCCAATAGTTCAAACGCTGAGGCATCAACAGGTTCAAATGGTATCAATGGTCTATCAAATGGATTTCAATTAGTTGGTGACTACAATGGTGGCGACACTAATTTAAGTGGCTATACCTACATTTATGCCGCCTTTGCATCAAATCCATTTGCTTACAGTAACGCATTCTAAGGAGCAATCATGTTTGCAATCGTAAAAGACAACACAGTACAACAGATTATCCAAGAGGGTAGTCAGTTCACAGTTAATGATGTGACCTACGCTAACAACTGGTTTCAACTAGCAACCCAAGAAGAAAAGAATGCCTTGGGTGTGATGGAAGTGGTTTATGGTGCTAGGCCAGACGATAAGTATTATTGGGTTACAGAGTCTGCACCAACAGTTAATGGAAACGTGGTGGACATTAATTTCACTTCAACACCTAAAGACTTAGCTGGTTTGAAAGCCAACGCAACATCAGCCATTGACCAACAAGCATTTTCTTTGTTGTCTCCAACTGATTACATGAGCATCAAAGCTCTTGAGACAGGTACTGCTATGGCTGACAACTGGAAGACTTGGAGAGAGTCAGTCAGGACATTGGCATCAAGTACAAAAACAGCCATCAATGCAAGTACAGACATTTCTAGCCTAATTACTGCTAGTACAGTTATTTGGCCTCACGATCCTAATTATGTAGCTCCTACACCTACTCCAACACCATGAACTTCAAAATACTATCAATAGAAACTGATGGGGATTTGATTACCCATGCTGAGTTTTTTGTGTCTTTAACTGATGGTACAAATACAGTTGAGCAACAAGGCACACATCAATTTACCAATCCAGAGCTTAAAACACCTTTGGCAGAGGTAAAAGAGCAAAATATTATTGATTGGATAGTGGCAGAAACTACCCAAGATGGTGTAAATATCATACAATCAAATCTAGAAAAACAGCTAGTGCAAAAGGATAAAACTGCTTTGCCTTGGGTTTTCAACACTTTCAAACCTTTTGGGGGCTAAAGTATGGTGATGCCTATTGACATTGTTAGCAGAGCACTCAAGGACATTGGAGCACTTGAGGCAGGGGAGATTCCCACACCAGAATCTGCCCAAGATGCTTTTGACATGCTATTAGACATGTTAGATCAATGGTCTAACGAGTCTCAAATGGTCTACTACAAGACTGAAATCGTCTTCAATGTCACTCAAGGCCAAACCCAATACTCAATAGGTCCAACTGGATCAATTCAGGCTAACTTTGTTGGCTCAATCAATGGCAATATCCTAACTGTTTCCTCCATCAATTCTGGTGCTATATCCATGAATATGGTCTTGCAAGGCACAGGAATCATTGCAGGAACTACGATTGTTGGATTTGGCACTGGAGCTGGTGGACAAATCCTTGAAGCTGGCACATATCTGCTCAATGTCAGCCAAAACGTGCCATCTACTACGATTGTGGGCTATTACAAGAGACCATTGACCATTAATAGTGCTTTTGTAGGGGTAAACACCAATTCCAATGGTGTTGCCATCACTGGAGGTAGATTAGATTACCCAGTTTCAGTGCTCAATGTTGAAGAATACGAGATGATTGGGCTTAAAACACTCAATGGTCCTTGGCCTAAAGCAGTCTATTATCAGCCTACAGAGACACTAGGAAACATCTTTTTGTGGCCTAATCCTAGTCAAGGTGAAGTCCACTTGTTTGCTGACAACATCTTTACTCGATTCACAACAATGTACGATGTTATTGCATTGCCAGAGGGCTATAACATGGCTTTGAGGTGGAATCTAGCAGAGTATTTGATGCCTATGTATGGCAAGGCTAGTGCTACTCAGATTGCAATGATTCAGAAGAATGCAATGACAGGCAAGAGCACAGTCAAGAGAACTAATATGAGACCTCCCATTTTGGCAAGGTACGACAACGTATTAACCTCAACCAAGACTCGTGATGCTGGTTGGATTTTGCATGGAGGCTTTATTTAATGGCTAGCACAACTTTTATTGATGGATCAACAGTCATACGAGCATCATGGCTCAATGACGTTAATGCAACTGTCTACAATGGCACTTTTCCTAATAACTCTATTACATTCGCAACTGCTGTGTGGGGTGGATATACAATCACAGCTCCTACTGGCTCAACTACCACTTTTTTAAGAAATGATGGAACTTGGGCAACACCATCAGGAGGTGGTGGTGGAACTGGCACAGTTACCTCAGTTGCTCTGAGTGTTCCAACAGGTTTAGCAGTTTCAGGCTCACCCATTACGACAAGTGGAACTTTAGCAGTGACTTGGTCAGGTCAAGTGCCTGTGGCTAATCTAGCTAGTGGAACACCTAATAACGCATCATTTGTTCGTGGTGATGGTATTTGGTCTAACACCTTAACTGGTAATGCCTCCTTTGGTGGTGTAGGTATTGGTAACCAATTAAATGCTCCATCAGGTACTACTGTTTATGGTATTACTTCAACAGGTAATTATGTTGGTATCCAAAGCAACTTTGGTGGAAGCACACCTTACACAGTCCTTTTGTCAGGTTCTGCATTCTTACCTTATTCAAATGGATCATCAAGTAACAGTGGCATAGCTTTAGGTGCTCCTGCTTCATTGTGGTCATCTTTAGGTGTAGCTGGTACGTTCTATTGGAGCAACGCAACCATTACAGCTCCAAACACATCCACTGGTGATGCTACCAAGTTCTTAAACAACCAAGGAGCTTGGGTAGTTCCAAGTGGATCAGGCACAGGTTTGACTTCAGTTGGTTTATCCATGCCTACTGGATTCTCAGTCTCAGGAAGCCCTTTAACCTCGAATGGCACACTTTCTGTAAGTTGGTCAGGCCAAGTGCCTACTGCTAATCTAGGAACTGGCACAGCCTCATCTAGCACCTATTTAAGAGGTGATGGAACGTGGGCTACTGTGACAGCCACAACTCCTACATTGCAACAAGTAGCAACTGCTGGCAACACCTATTCTGGTGGAATTACCACTACGACTAACTCTACGTTTGGTGGTGTTGGTGTAGGTGTTAGCTCTAGTGGTCCTGCTGGTACTACTTATGGAATTGGAGCATCAGCAAGCACCATTGGAATTGGCAACAATACTACTCAGGTGTACTTGTACAACTCCTCATTCATTCCTGCTAGTAACAATGCCTTGACCTTAGGAGCATCAAGTTATGCTTGGTCTAGTTTTTATTTAACTGGCACGTTTAACTGGGGAAGTTATGGAATTACAGCACCAGCAGGATCAACTACCACTTATCTAAATAATGCTGGTCAGTGGACTACTCCAACTGGAACTGTGCCTAGCCTAGCATCTGTGTGTGCTGTTGGTAACAGTTATTCTGGTGGTTTAGCAATCACTGGAGCATCTTATTTTGGTTCTGCAAGTACGTTTGCTAACACTGTTGAGTTGTATACCCAGACAACAACATCTTCAACCAATGCTTTTGGTGCTTATGTTGGTGGTTCAACAAGTAATGCAATTGCTTCAGTAGTAGCAAGCACTGGTAGTAATTTGGCATTTTTTGGCTATGGCTCACCAAGTTCAGTCACTCCAGTAGGTGCAATCAGCACAAATGGCACAACTACAACTTATGGAACAACTTCTGATCGTAGACTCAAGTCAAACATTGCTAATCTGACATCAGGTGAAGGCATAGCTAAGATCAAAGAATTGACACCTAGATCATTTACTTGGAACTCAAACAATGAAGCAGATGTAGGCTTTATTGCTGACGAGTTGCAAACAGTGATTCCTACTGCTGTGGCAGGAAGTCCTAATGGTGTTGATGAGGCAGGAAAGCCAATTTATCAATCTGTTGATAGCTCGATGGCAATTGTTTACTTAGTCCAAGCAATGCAAGAAGTCTTAGCAAAGGTAGGCCTATAATGGACTTTGGGTTTGTTGGCCCATCGTATACTTCTCCATCCATCTACCAAGATGATCAGGAGTGTATTAACTTTCGCCCTGAAATAGACCCACTCAAGCAAGCAGGTCAAAGGGGGGTGGTGGCACTCTACCCTACGCCGGGTCTCACGCTGTTAACTGCCCTTCCCCAAACTGCTGAAGTTCGAGGCCTACGCACCCTTTCTGGTGGTAAATACTTGATTGCAGTCTGTGGCTCTGGTGTTTATGCTCTTGATACTCTTGGCAACCTTTTTACCCTTGGTAACCTCACCACTACAACAGGCAGAGTTGGCATTGCTGACAATGGCCTTTATGTGATGATCACAGATGGTGTTAACAGGTACAGTGTTTACATCAGCTCCTACATTACCACTTCTTTCATTGGTAATATCTCTGGTTATCAGATCAATGTCACAGGCATTATTTCTGGACCTTTGGTAGTTGGTCAGACCATCACAGGCACAAACATACCTCCAAACACGATCATTACCTCAGTCCCTACAAGTGGAAATGGTTTAGGTCTTTACTCCATCAACAACTATGTAACCAATGGCAGTGTTGTAGCAATTAATCTATTAAATGCTGGCACAGGTTATACAACAGTCCCTTCAGTCACAATTGCTAACCCTCCTTTTGGTGGTACTGTTGCATCAGTGACTTGGAACTCAATAGGAGTTGTGTCTACAACAATTACATCTGGTGGAACAGGATACACAGTTGGTGACATCATCACTGGCTTTGGTGGAACTTACACAACTGCTTGTCAGCTCAAGGTCACAACAGTTTCTAGTGGTGTGATTACTGGTGTCTCTATTTACAATGTAGGAACTTACACAGTTGCTCCAAGTGGTGCTACATCATTCAGTGGTGGAACAGGCAAAGGTGCTTCTATAACCTTGACGTTCAGCCTTAACAATGATTATTCAATTGCTAATGGTGGATCATTTTATACATCAAACCCTGCTTTGAATTTTAGTGGTGGATCAGGTTCAGGAGCATCTGCCCTTGCTAACATATCACCACTTGGTAACTTATCAACACTGACTGCTTCTGCTTTTTCGATTTTGCCAAGCACAGATGGAGCGTTTACAGGTGCTGATGTGGTGGACATTGTGGACAATATATTTGTCTATAACAGGCCAAATACACAGCAATGGGGATCGAGTAATTTGTTGAGCACATTGTCAGCTCCTTTGCAGTTTAGTAGCAAGGATGGTGCTCCAGATAACTTGGTATCACTAATTGTTGACCATCGTGAGGTGTACTTACTAGGTGAGGTATCGAGTGAGGTGTGGGTGGATGTGGGGAGCTTTCCGTTTCCTTTCCAGCGAATCCCCGGCACCTCCACACAGCATGGCATCATTGCCAAATTCTCAGTCTCTCGTGTTGGCAACTCCTTTGCATACCTCTCTAGAAACCAACGAGGCCAAGGCCAAGTTGTAATGATGAATGGGTATGTGCCTACTCGCATCTCCACTCACGCAGTTGAAAACACCCTTGTCAACCAAAACATCTCAGATGCTATTGCTTGGACCTATCAACTAGAAGGCCATGAGTGCTATGTAATTACCTTTCCAAGTATTGACTTGACATGGGTATGGGACAACACCACAGGCATGTGGCACAAGTGGCTTGCTGTAGATAATAATAATGTTTACCACAGACATCGTGGCAACTGTTGTGCTGTATTTAATGGTTTAGTTTATGTTGGTGACTACCAAAATGGTAATTTGTACGAGTTAGACCCTAATAACTACACTGACAATGGTCAAGAGATTAGGAGACTAAGGAGAGCACCACATTTGGTTTCTGATTTGCAACGTCAATATTTTGAGGAATTGCAGATTCAGTTTATGCCAGCAGTGGGATTGTCAAACCCAAATGCAAGTTATACCACTTCAGGCATAGCTGGCATTGCCATCTCAGGATACGCAATCAGTGGAAATTCTCAAACAGGCCAAGGCTACTCTATACCATCCTCTACTCCAACTTCTTTTTCAGGAGTTTCTTTAGGTGCTCCTTCTTTAGGTGCAACAATTTCTGACGTACCCTATGGGACTGACCCACTTCAAAAAGTAGACATCATTAGCCCAAGCTCATGGGATGCTGTCAACAAGAATGGTCAAATGCCTAATGGAGTTGTCCTTTGGATACATGGTGGTGGATGGAGTGGTGGTGACAAGGCTAGTGACACTGCTATTTACAATCCTATTGTGTTAGCTAACTATGTCGTTATTTCTACAAACTACAGGCTAACTCCATCTGGTGACTATCCTAATGACGTAAATGACATTGCTCAAGTTATCAATTTCTTGTTAAATCCTAATGCTGGTTATTTAGGAGCACCAAGTCAAAATGCTTTGTGGGCAAGTCTACAACAACAAGTAGCACAATTTGGCCTTATGGTAGCTGGCAACAGTGCTGGTGGTTACCTTGCAATTGAAGGTGTCATGGCACAAGCTACGACAAATGGCACATGGCCTAAAGCATGTATGAATTTGTATGGTCCAATGAACTTAGTAACCATTGGTGCTGGTGATGCTACGAATCCTATTGGATCATTTGGTGTAGGATTGATCAACACCTACACAGCAAACACAACACCACTGACAGCAAGTCCTTACTATCAGTTAGCTACATGGGAAACCATTCCTAGCTTTTACACTAACAAGTGCCACTTCTACATTTGGTACAACACTAACGACACACTTGCACCTCCAACGTCAATACAGCCTTTTGCAGTCAATTTAACTACTGCTTTGACTAACAGGGTTACCACAACTCAAGTCACTGTAGGAACACCTGTAAATGGCTCTGGAGGCTATCCAACACAGTACACAGCAAACCATCAAGTTACAAGTGCTCAAACAGCTACTGCCTTGCTGAATGCTTTGACTTTACAGTTTCCTGCCTACAATATTCCTAGTCCTGCCTTTGAAGGTTCACAAGGTGTTGATCCTAAAGCCATGCTCAGATGGTCCAATGATGGTGGATCAACATGGTCTAAGGAGCACTGGGTATCCATTGGTAAAATTGGCAAGTACAAGAATCGTGCCATCTGGAGGCGTTTAGGATGGTCTAGGGACAAGATTTTTGAGGTAGTGGTAACTGATCCAGTGAATGCTACGATCATTTCTGCTAACCTCAAGGCTAGTCAAGGAGAGAACTAATGGCTAATACCTATGGCTCACCACAGACTAATCCTTACCCACAAGCTGAGTTTTTGGATGCAAGTTCCAAAAGACCTACAAGGCCTTGGCAACAATTTTTCTTGAACATGCTAAATTTCTCAGCAACCACTACAACACCAGCTCTACCTTCAACACCAGCAGGGTACATGCAAGTGACTGTAAATGGTAAACAGTACAAAGTGCCTTTTTACAATCTATGATTCTAAAAGATGATGATTGGTTAGAAAATTTGGAAGACCTAAAAAAGGTCATTGTTGAGCATTATGAGGAATTGTCAGTAACTAAAGAGTTTCCATTAGACCCAGATTGGGATGTTTACTTGCATTTGTGGCAAGGTGGAAGAATGAAGTTCATAACTTGTAAACAAGATGATGAGCTTATTGGTTATGTGATTTTCTTTATTTCTCCACATTTGCATTACAAAACTTGTTTGACTGCTTCAGAAGATATTTATTTTTTAAAAAAAGAATATCGAAAAGGCAGAAATGGTTTAAGAATGTTTCAGTTTGCTGAAAAACTGTTAAAAGAAATGGGTGTGAATAGGATTGTTTACAACACAAAGGTTCATTTGGATAATTCAAAGTTGTTTGAATTTATGGGCTTTAAATGTATTGATAAAGTATTCACCAAATTGTTGTAAAAGGCGATAATTAAGCCAAAGGAGTTGATCATGGGTTTTACTACAGGAGATGCACTATTAGCTTCAGCAGGTATTAACTTGTTGGGTGGGATTAATAGTGCGAATGCGAGCAAGAGTGCGGCACAGACACAAGCCAACGCATCCCAAAATGCTCAACAACAACTTCAAGCTAATTATCAAAACCTTGCTCCTAATTATGCTCCTTACCAGCAAACTGGAGCACAAGGTTTAGCTGGTTTAAATCAGCAAATGCCTTATTTGACAACACCAACGTCAACTTATCAGCCTTTTACAGCTCAAGACCTGAATGCTAATCTAGCACCTAATTACCAGTTCCAATTGCAACAAGGCCAAACTGCTACTAATCTAGCAAACAATGCAACTGGTGGACTTATTGGTGGTAATGCTCTTAAAGGTTTACAAGACTATACACAAAACACTGCTCAAGGAGCATATCAAAATGCCTTGACTAATTACATGGGTCAGCAAAACCAAGCCTTTAACCAAGGTCAGACTCAGCAAACTAACATCTATAACAAGTTAGCAGGTATTGCTGGTATTGGTCAGAATGCTGTTACAGGGCTATCCAATCTTTCTACAGGAAATGCAACGAATATTGCACAACTTGGGGTGGGGTCAGCCAACGCACAGGCCGCAGGACAAGTAGGCGCGGCTAATGCGTATGGAAACACTGCCTCTGGCATAGGCAACAACTTAACACTTTCAGCCTTATTAGCTTCTGGAAACCCTAATGGTGTAAATCAAGGATCATCTTATAACTTGAATCAACCTAATGGTATTGCAAGTTATTTCAACACTGGTGGTGTTGTCCCTAGCTCTAATCAATAAGGACTAACATGGCAGACTTTAATTTTTCAGATGTAGCATCTAAGACTCAAGCTCCACAAGGAATGAGTCTAGCTGATATTATGAACTTTGCTAGAAGTGCTCAAGCCTATCAGCAAGCACAACAAGTTAATCCTTTGGCTTTAAGGCAACAACAAGCTGAAACTGAATTTGCTGAACAACAGAAACCACAATTATTACGACAATCAGCAGCGGCAACTAAATTAGCTGAAGGCACAGTTGATCCAAAAATTGCACAAGCTCTATCAGAATCACAGACAGCACAATCACAAGCTGGATCAGCTAAATTAAAGTTATCAGGAGAAAAATTAAGCAGATTACTTGATATTTCATCAGCAAGAGCATCTGATCCAGAAATACTTGGATTAACAAAGTTAGCCAAATCACCTGATGAAAAAATTGCCCAATCAGCCAAAAAAAGATTACATCAATTAAATGCAGAAGATTTTGAAACAGCAGTGAAAGCAGGTCTTGATCCATCTGAATCATTAGAGCATTTTGGTCATATCACTGCAAAAATTGACAATAACCCAGAACAATTACCTAACATTTATCAAAACTTCACAAGAATTGGAACTGGAGCACAAGGTTTGTTAACACAACAAGCTCCAAATATTACAACCAATGCTCAAGGTCAATTGATTAAAGTAAATCCATTATCTGCTACTGCAACAACATTGCAAGGTGCAAATCCAAGTAGTATTTTTGAATTGAATGGAGTGAAATATCAAATTGATGCTAATGGCAATCCTGTGCCAGTAGGACAAGCTAACCCAGAAGAAAAGAAAATTCCAACAAAAGATGATATGTTGGCAAATATTAAAGGTACAGTAGGAATGGCAGGACCTTTACCCAAAGGTATTACGCCACAACAAATGTCACAACCTAAATCTAGATTTGAACCACTTGTACATGATTTAATGACTATTCCTACTAGTGGAATTACACAACTTAATAAGCAACAACAATCTGCTTATGATGCTGGTGTAAGTCATCATGCCCAAGTTATTGACAAAGCAACATTAGCTCAAGATGCTAAACAAACAACAAATTTAATTAGACAAAACATTGAAGCTACAGCAGGAAGTAAACCAGAACAAGTTTTGCGTGGTGCTGGTAAATGGCTTGCTGGTAATGAACAATTAGACAAGTTGATTAAAAACCTTGCACAAAATTCTATTCAACAAGGTGCAATTATGGGTGTTGACAATGTACATGGTCAACAAATGAATCAATTAGCTAATGGTAGTGAAAACATTACTGCTGGTGCTTTACAGTCAATTATTGACAGAACTGATGCTACAAGTACAGCATTTGAAAAATATTCAACTGCTTATGATAAATACATTAAAAACAAAGGTGATATTAATGGTCATGCTAATACTTTAGCATTTAAAGAGGCTTGGAAAAATAATTACGATCCAAGAATATTTATGATTCAAAATGTTAATTCAAGCAATTTAACACCAAAAGCAAAAAAAGAAAAAGTTAATGAAATACTAAGTGGAATAAGTCCAAGCGATCATGCTAAATTGAAAGAAAAGATGTTTAACATGAAACGACTAGAAAAAGGTGATTTTTAATGGCTTACGATTATGAATCAGACCCAGACCTAGCTGTTTTAAAAAGTTACACTCCATCAGGAATGGATACTAGCTTAATTTCGCCTAAAAAAAGCACAATGTCAGGTAAAAATCCAAATCTTGAATACCATGATTATGAAAATGATCCTGACATTAGTACGATCAAAAACTATAAACCATCAGCTCCTACTAAATCGACACAAAATCGCAGTCAATATGAGCAATTTTTAGATTCATTTAGTAAAAAGGCTATAGGTGCTGGTGAAGCTGGATTGTCATTAGTGTCAGGTGCTGTTTTGCCTTTAGTAGCAACTGTTAAGGGAGTTGCACAAAGTTTGCCAGAAGCAATTTCGACAGGTAAGGCCCCCGGCCCTATTGGGGAGCGTATTGCATCAGAATTTCTCAAAAGTGCAGATTGGCTACAACCTAGCACTAAGGAAGGGCAAGACTATTTGGAATGGCTACAAGGTAAAGTTGAACCTTTAAAAATACCTCAAGCAGGTGTTCCTGAACTTATGGGTATGACACCATTAGCAGGTCGAGCTACACAGCAACTTTGGTCACAATTTGGAAATTTACCAAAATCAACAGCTAATGCAATAAAGAATAAAGTTGGCACAGTAAGAATTGAACAACAACCTATGAGTGGTTTGCAAAGTGGTGGTTCAGCAGTTACTGAACGTGCTACACAACTACAATCAGCACTTGCTGATGCTAGTCCAGAACTAAAAGCAGTTGCTAGTAATATTCCACTAGAAGAAGTTAATTTACCTGCTTTAGAAACTAGAAAGTTAGAAGAAAAACATGGTATAGATTTGACTGCTGGTCAAAGAACAAATCATACTTCAAGATATGCTGAAGAATGGAACAATAGAAGTAAACATCAAGATACTTTAGGACAACATTTTGAAAATCAACCCAAACAATTTTCTGAAGCATTTGATAATTTATTAGACAAACATGCTGAAAATGTTACTGATCGTTCACCAAGTGGAATAGGACAAGCTGAAATAAATGGTTTAGTTGAAAAGGATAACCAAAGATTACAAGCAATTAAACAAGCCTATAAAAAGCTAGAAGATGCTAATGCTGGTCAATTTCCTATTGATGTTACACAATTAAAAACAAATATTGAATCAGAATTAAAACGTGCCTTAAAAAAGAATGCTTATGAAGAACATTTACCAAGCATTAAACGTGACATTGACGATTTGGTTAAAAATGGAAGCATGACTTTTGAAGATTACGAAAATTTAAGAAGTAATTTAGCAAGTGAAATGAGGGATAACCCAAAAGGGACTGGTAGGGCTGCGGCACACATCATTCGTCAACAACTTGAGACATTGCCATTGCCAGATAATTTGCAATCTATTAAGCCTTTAGCAGATCAAGCAAGAGCTTTGTATGCTGAACGTATGAATGTGATTAAGAATAATCCAGCCTATAAAGCGGCAGTGCGTGAGGCAGTCTCACCAGAAGAAGCTGAAAAAGGCTTAGAAAGTCTGAATGCTTCTAAGTTCCATGACAAATATGTAACTAATGCAACTCCTGAAGCAGTCAGACGAATGATTGATGAAGTGGGTAAAGATAGTTTGGCACATGAAGCCATTAAAGCTGGGCACATAATTTCAGCAAAAGAAAAAGCTGGTTTTGTTGGTGAAAGTAAAAACTTTACACCAGCATCATTAAATAAGTTTTTAGATAAACAAAAAGAAAAACTTTATGATATTCATGGTGCAGAAGGAGCACAAGATTTGGCTGAAATTAATGGACTTGGTGCAAAAGTTTCACAACCAAAAACAGGTGTATTTAATCATTCAAATACATTGTCTGGGTATTTGGGGCAAGCGGCACAGAACATAGGCGAAAGTTTTTTAGCATCAAAAACTGGTGGAGCATCAATTCCATTTGTACAATTTGCTAAAGAAAAGGTAAAACAAGCTAGAAGTGGTGCAACTGCTGAAAAATCAATAAATCCCTATACAGGTTTGTCAATTAAGGATTCACAATGAGCGTCAATCTTTCCCCTATCTTCAACGCAGTAGCACAAACTACTTCTACAGGATTGCCTCTCAATGGTGGCTTTCTCTACACTTATTTAGCAGGTTCTAGCACTCCACTAGCAACCTACACAGACTCAGCAGGCACGATTCCAAACACCAATCCTATTATCTTAGGCACTGATGGCAGACCTCCTTATGAGATTTGGCTAACTCAAGGCTATAACTACAAATTTGTGTTGACTGATAGCTCATCAAACCTGATTGGCACTTATGACAACATTGCTGGTCTATCTAGCTATTATGGAAACACCACAGCAGTCTCATCAGTGACTGGAACATCACCCATTTCTGTGACTACTGGAACAACTCCTAATGTCTCATTTTCAGGTGTTTTAGGTAGAACAAGTGGAGGCACAGGTGTTGCAAGTCCTCCTGTAGCATTTGTTCACCAAATCACAGCTCAGTCGATCCCTAGTTCAACAGTGACTGTTATCCAGTATGAGACAGTGAACTATGACACTAATAGCATTTGGGTACAGTCAAATTATTGCTACACACCTAATGTGGCAGGGTATTACCAAGTGAACGTGAGTTGCACCATTTCAAGCACCAGTGCTGGGTATCAGGTAGGGTGTGGGGTATTGCAGAATGGGAGCACGTTGGTGGACTATAACGTCGCGGCCTCCTCAGCCTTGGGAAGCACCCCAGTCTGCTCAACCATTGTTAAATGCAATGGATCAACTGATTACATCCAAGGTGTTGTTGCCCAGTCTTCTGGTGGATCACTGAGCACCACTCCAAGCACAGTAGCTGACACAACCTTTTCAATTGCATTCTTAAGAGGCTTATGATGAGCCTAGCTGAGGTGGAGAGCAAAATCGACTCACACATTGATATCTGTGCTGTAAGGTATGAAGGCATTGAAAAGGAAATGCGTGGCGTTAACGCACGTTTAAAGCGTCTAGAAGGCATCCTCATAGGAGGAGCTGGTGCAATCATTGGACTCTTGATTCATTTGATTACTAGGGGGTAAAAAATTGATCCATTTACTCTTGTTGCCCTTGCCACTTCAGCATTCAAACTCGTTAAAGAGTCATGCGAAATGTACAAGGAAGGCAGACAATTTGTTGTCGATGCCAAAAAAGAGATTGATGGAGTTGTCAAGGATGTAAAAGGCATTCAAAAAGATGCAAAAGGCATCTGGGCATTTTTTGGTAATATTTTTGGTTTTAACAAGAAAATAAAACCAGAAATTGCACAAAATGTACAAAAAAAGCCTTTAAATGCTGGCAAAAAGAAAAAAGCAGATTTTGATGAAAATCAAATTTATGCTCAAGTTGCTGATGCTTTGACTAAGTTTTTTCATGCCTACAATGGTTTAAAGGCTTATGCTAAGGAACAAGAGGAAATTGCATTAACAGCTAGTGGTGAAGAAGGACAAGACATTGCAATCAAGCTAGTTATTGCTAACTTGCAGATGGAAAAGTTGAATGAGGAGATGAGGGAGTACATGGTCTACCATGTACCAGAGGAAATGAAAGACCTTTATTCGAGGGTTAACAAAATGGTAGGTCATATTGCTAATCAACAAGCATTGGCTAGAAAGGCAGAGTTAGACAAGAAAAAGAAAATAGCATGGCAAAAACGTCAACGTCAAGAGGAAATTCAGGACAAGGCAATAGCTATAACTCTGACAGCTCTGATGATAGGATGGGTATGGGTAATGATGATGATCGTACGTTTTTCGTCTATGTTGTCGTGATTTTGATGGTGGTCATTCTTTTGTTTATTCCAATTTTGTCTTGGATGTACATTGACATCAAAATGATGGAAATTAGGGTGAATAAGGCTTTAGCAAGGATTGAAGGAAAATGAAGTGGTTACTTTTAACTCTTTTGTTGGTGTCTTGTGAAGATAGATATAGATACCATTGCCAAGACCCTAAGAATTGGGAGCAAGAGGATTGCAAGCCTCCCCTTTGTGTTGCATCGCAAAATTGCCCAGAATTTTTCAACAAACCAAAAAATGGCACACAAAACCCCTGAACAAGTAGACATTGAAACCAAAGCGTTTATCCTAAAGACGTTTTGTTTTATTCTTGTCCTCGTAACAGTGCTGTTTTCATACAGTATTGTTTTTATTGAACAGCCTTTGTTTACTGAAGCTCCTGCTGACAAGGCTATCCTAGCCATTCTTTCTATGGCTATGGCACAGATATTCACAGTAGTGAGCTTGGTCCTTACAGGCAAGTCTAGTGTGCCTCCTAGTCCTCCTCCAATGCCTTTTAACCCTTGCATGGGTCAACCTATGGGTCAACCTTATGGTTCACCTTATAGTCAACCTATGAGTTTCAATAATTCGACATCTGGTTTTAGCATTGACCCAAATCAGGCATGGACACCTCCTCCTCCTCCATCAGGTCTTCCTGTGCTAGAGTCAGATGAGGAAAGAGAAAGAATGTCACAAGCAAGGGCAAGTCATGTTATTTAATCCTTGGTTCATCATTGGTGCTATTTGCACTGTTTTAGGAGTTTATTTCTATGGACATCATTCAGGCTATCAAGAACGAGTGGCAGAAGATCAAGCAGAAATTGCAAGACTTAATGAAGAAGCTAGAGCAAAAGAAGTAGATTTAAATAAGAAAATTACACAAACGACTATTGCACTTTTAAAGGCTAAAAATGACGTTAAAACCAAGCAATCTACTATTAATGCTCGTATTGACTCTGGTGAGTTGCACCTCCCCTCCAGTTGTGCCATACAAGCCAGTACAGATGCCTCCACTGCCAGAGGAGATTCAGCCAATGACAGCCAATCTGACAGACAGGTTATTAAAGATATTGTCTCCATCGCAACAGAAGGAGACACAGCAATCACTCAGCTCAATGCCTGTATCGACACCTACCAAAAAGTAAGGGAGATGGTCAATGTTAAGCCCTGAGAAGCTCCATGCTCTAGGAATAGGTATTGAGTGGTCAGAGCCATTGACTACTACGTTTACAGCATTTGGAATCAGTGACACTAAACAACAATCAGCCTTTATAGGACAATGTGCCCATGAATCCAATCACTTTAAGGCGTTACAAGAGAATCTTAACTATAGGCCTGAAACGCTTGCTAAGTTATTTGCTCATCATTTTAAAGATTCTGAGGAGCTACAGAAGTACGCACATCACCCAGAGATGATTGCTAACAGGATATACCAAAAGCGAATGGGCAATAGGGATGAAGCATCAGGTGATGGGTGGCGTTTTCATGGCAGAGGCTTAATTCAACTGACTGGTCACGACAACTATTATCACTGTGGACAATCTATCCAAAAGGACATAGTTCAAAACCCTGACTTGGTAGCAACTCCCATGTATGCAAGCCTTAGTGCTGGTTGGTTTTGGTCAACACATGGATGCAATGCCTTTGCTGAAAGGGAAGATTGGGTAGGTTTGACTAAGAGAATCAATGGTGGAACAATTGGCCTTGAGGATAGGATTTCTTTAACAAAACACGCACTCAGCGTTTTAGGATAATTATGGCAACAAACTTTAAAGTCACTCGTGGTGAGTCTAAAAAAGACAATGATTCACATTATGTTGTTCAAAAAGAATGGCAAAAAGAGAGAGAACATGTGATGAAGATTGAGAAAGAACTCAAAGCACATGAAAAGACAGACATGAGCCATGCTCATCCTCGTCATAGCCCATCTGGTCAGCCTTCAGCAGGTATTCCCAGCCTCAGAAAAGGCTAAATAGAGGTCAGTGACTGGGATGTTGCGAGGCCATTGATCAGTGATCAAGAGGAAGTGCAAGGTCTTTAGGTGAGCTTGATACCATTCGTGCATTCTTTCTTGCTTGGTCATTAGATGGCCTTGGTCGATGTCGTGGTGGCAGGTCTGGCAGAGCGCGGCGATATAGTTATCGCTAGCCTTTATTCCTCTACCCTTTCCTCCATGCCAATTTGAGTGACAAGCCTGTGCCAAATGAAACCCACACCTTTGGCAATTCATCATCGCAACGAGCTGTAAAAGGTGCTTAGAGCGAATATATTGGGTTTTAGGATACATCATTCATGTGATCTTATACCAAGTCTCTCAGATGCCTCTCTAGTCCTCCAAATGTCAATAGACAGCCTAGAAGCCTCTAACTTGTACTTGAGTTCTTCCTCTATGGCTACTGCTTGCATCAGATCATTGATTAGCTTGGTGTACTCAGGATGAATTAAAGCCTCCCTTTCTTGAGCTGAAATCTGGTTAAATTCCTCAGCTACTTGTTTCATAATCATGGCCTTAGCTGTTTTTAGTTTAAGTTCAACACCAATTCTGTTTGATTTAGCCCAGCCATATTGGGTAGCATTGTCGTAAATATATTGGGCATGTCTTTCAGGTGTCATTGGATAGCTCCTCAATCACTGCCCATGATGCAATTAAGATCATCAATACAAAAAATAATCCAAAAAAAAGTATCAGAATAATTAAAAAAGTATTCATTCTGTCTCCCTAATCAATACCTCAACATGAGGAACACCATAAGTCTTGGTGATATGTAAATTAACAATCTGAGAATCTGATACAAAAATTACTCCATTGCACCCATCCAGCACTGATTTAGCAACATTATCAATGTCTGGCTTCTTAATAGGCTTTTCTAAGCCACTTAAACAAGCCTCAGTGCGTTTTTTAGAGTAACTTGATGGAATAGGCAGGGAGATATAAATAAATGCGTCTAAAGCTGTTTTAAGAGGTTCAGACATACCCATTGATTTTTGAGCAGAAAGCCTGACTAAATCCTCATAAAACTTGGTTTTGTCATCAGTGTAAGTTCTGACAAAATTGCCCATTCTGGCAAACCTTGGTCTGCCTTTGCCATGAGGAGGACCATCAACTTTGAATGTGACGTGAAACATTCATTTCCTTAATTCTTTGGGCAACTGCTTTACCTAAGCCTGTAAACATTCTGTGTTTTTCCATTTCCCTAACCTGATGCCTGACGTAATCAATCCATTCAGGCTTAAGGGCTAAATTTGCATAGTGTTCAACAAATTCCGATGTATTCATGGCAATAACAAATCCTTGAAGCATGTTTTTTACGCAATTCAGATGAATAAAAGTCTTTAGTTGTAGATACGCCATTGGCTATATCGTTTAATTTTTTATAGTATTGTTTTCTGTCTTTCATGTTGTGAGCTGTTGGTCTCCATTTAGGGCTGTTGTTTCTATATTCACCTAATCTGACATGACTTGATTTGCTGAAATATCTGTAACCCTCATTTACAAATATTTGACCTATTGCATCACTTAATCGTACACCAATGCCTAATCCTTGGAAATCAGGTAAAACCACTGTTCTGTGGCCTTTCCATGCGTTTTTCAGTGATCCAGAGGGAAAAGGGATAGCTGAGGCAAATCCAACAACTTGGTTTTCCCATGTTGCGAGCCAACATCGTGAACCTTTATTGAGCTTTGATGAGAGATAGTGATGGTTGCAAAAGATTGTCCATGCCTCGGTATTGCAAGGAACGACTTCCAACTGTAAAGATGGCCTTTCTAACCCCCTTCCGACTGTAAGTCGGTGTGTATTGGTATCAAAAACCCAATCTGGTTGAAGCCATTCTATGATGTCGTAATGGCAAGAAGCAAACACCATTTTTTGAATGTTTGACTTTCTGATGTACCTATTGATTGCATAAGAGCAAGACTTGGCTACATTTCTGTCAACAACACTGGTAAATTCATCAATGATTGCATTGTCAACCAATGATCTAGACAAATCTGCCCTAAACCTTTCTCCTGTGGACAAAACATGATAAGGTTTAAGCCATGAAGGGATTGAATTAAGCCCTACAGCGTTTAATTTGTCTTGAGCCTCATCTGAGGTAGCAAAATGACTACAAATTGCTTTGGAGCTGTTCCATTCGATTTTAGAAGCCTTACCAATCGTATTTAGGATACTAGACTTGCCTGATCCAGAAGCTCCTACGATTAAGCCTATTTGAAATTGTTCAGGAACATCAAATAGGGGTACTTGAAAAGAAACTGAACCATCAAATTCATAATCAAATGATTGTGATAATTTCTTAGTAATCTCGTCTTGTTCAATTGTCGATATTAATTTCATACTTTTCCCTTAATCATCTTAAATTTAGCTTTTATCTCATCAGGCATTGAAACTGCGTTTTTGGCATCATTTTCTAGCTTTATAAGGGTTGGGTCTCTGCCTTGTTTGCTAGGAACTGTCTGGTGAATGATGTCAGGCTTGATAACCCAGTCTGCCTTAAATGTGGACCATCCTCGAATACAGCATTCTTTTAAAGCATCCTCGATTGACCATTTAGCCTTGTCAGCCTCAAGTTGAATAGATGCTATGAGTGTGTCAGTTAAGGGTATTCGCTTTGTTTTCAGTATTTTTTCAAAATCACTATATATATGGTTCTTGGTTAATGGTTCATGGTTAATGGTTGGTTGAACGCCCGTTGAACGGGCGTTGAACGTCTGTTCACTTTCTGTTGAACGAGTGTTCAACCTACGTTGAGCAGATGCTTTCCCAGCTCTAGATGCTTGGTCAACCTTAGAGTGGTAATTGGCAATTTCCTCATCTGCCCTTGGATTTACGAAGCCATTTTCTGTGGAAATGAAAAACTCATCCAAAATGGACAAAACTTCTGCTTCATATTCCAACATCCCAATTTGTCTAGCAATATTGCGTTGCTTTATGGGAGATTCATGGAGGTAGTAATGGTCAAGAAGTCTGCGTAAAGCACAATCTTCTATGACATTTAAATGATGCGTATGTGACTTGTAGTCACCAATATGAAACTGGTAATAGTGCATTACAGACCCTAAAGTCAGACCCTGAAGAAAACAAAGGCAGGAGGGGTCTGTAGTCTCTTTTCGATAAGGGGATCAGTCCTCATCTAGCCTTGTTCCAAATAAAGTATAACCTGAATTTACAAAAACCATTCAGGTTTTAAGACTTTCAATTGCCAAATTCTTGCTTGGGGTACTGTTTTCCATTGGCTAATAGCTGATTGCTTTATTCCTAGAATACGCCCAAGCTCAACTTGTGAGCCAGCAAGTTTAATAAATTTATTTTTGTCCATGTGTACATTATAAGCCACATAATAACCTAGTAAACTATAAGGTCAATTATATTGTTGTTGCTTTGCTATATTAGATCGCTTATAGTTCATACATGCCCTAGCACATTGCATAAGGGTCTTTTAAGAAAGAAGCAAAAATGAAATTACATTATTTTGATGTTTATAGAGACAGAGACTTTTTAGGTCAATGTGTAGCTTTAGATTTTAATGAAGCTATTGATTTATTTCGTAATGAATCTGGTCGTTACCATGTTCGTCATCGTGGTGTTTGGTTTCTTTCATCTTCTAACAACAATTAAGGAGATTAGAAATGATTAAATTTAGTAAACAAGCACTACGCAATGAGTTAGAAATACAAGTAACTAAGATGGAAAACACTTGGAAATTTGTTTCTACTAATGGCACAAATCAAATTAAAGATAGAACAGATTTTGATCGTATTGTTGCCTATGGAGAATACATTGCTTTAATAAGTATTCTTGAATCTATTAGTGATAACTCATTTTTAAATTAATAATTCTTATGATTAAAGAACAAGCCAACTTGATACTAGACCAAGTTAGAGTTGGCGTTCCCTATCCTAATCACATCATTAATCAAGCATTGACAGTAACAGGAGACCTGAATGGAAAAATATCACAGAACATTGAACGAGGCCTTTCACAATACTATGGAGTATGGGGCTTGCATCGAGAAACCACTTCCCAAGATGTTTACAAGGACTGAATTATGCGTATACCTAATCGCAGTGATCGTTATTTTGTTAGATATGTTTATTTGGAGACCATAATGGATGCCTCCAAAATCATTAGACAGTCTGAAGAAGCAACACAAGCCTATGTTAATGACCCAGTCAACAAGTTGAACTTTCAGCTAGGCTACTTAAAAAGCCAGATTGAGGAACTTTGCGAGATGATTAACATTCAACGTGAAGAAATCCAAAGGTTAGAAAAAGAATTATTAGGAGAGAGAGAATGAAAAAAGTAAAACAAAAAACAACTGACCAACTCCATGACGAGATTATGTCTTTATTTATTGGTCAAGATATGGGCACAACATTAAACGCATTGATTGAAACAATGGTTGCAGTTTCTAATTACTTATATGTCAAGCCTTACGATGTGGTCAATATGGTTGTAACTGAACTCAATATTTATGAAGAAATGGACAAACTATGAAAAACATCGCAACTGCCTTAGTCAAAGCTCAAAAGGCCTTTAATCCTGCCTTAAAGCAGTCCATAAACCCTCATTTCAAATCTAGGTACGTTGACCTAGCTGGATGTGTGGAAGCTGTTATAGATGCTTTAAATGACAATGGCATCTTCTTACTACAAAAGACATTTGAGTGTGCTGATGGAGTGATTGTGGAGACCATATTTGTCCATGAGTCTGGTGAGATGTTGGAGTGTGGGCTTTTGCATTTTCCTGCTGTGAAACATGATCCACAGGGGTATGCTTCAGCTCTGACGTATGCAAGAAGATATTCCCTGATGGCATCCTGTGGCATTGCACCAGAAGATGACGATGGTAACCAAGCAAGCAGAAAGGTTGAGACCAAGATTGTGAGCCATGTCAATGTCAAGGAGCTAGACAAACTGATTGAGAAGATGAAAGAAGCACAGAATCAAGAGCAATTAGTTGCTAGTTACAGAATAGCATTTCAGGCTTGCCAAAGTGACAAAGCACACCAAGACAGAGTAATTGCAGTCAAGAATGAAATGAAAGGTAGGGTAACAGAATGACTTTAGTGAGTGACTACGAATATGAAAGAGACTATTGGAGTGCTGTTGAGGCTAGTGAGGAAAGGTACAGAAGGGAGCTGTTAAAGCATCCAGATTGCAGAGACCCAGATCACCCAAGTTGTGAGAAATGTGAAAGCAATGACAATGACTAAAGAAGAAATCATAAACATGGCTGAACAAGCAGGTTTTTTGTTTGCAGAGCATGGTTCGCCAATAGGTTTTACTCATTCAATGTTAGAACTATTTGCCAAACTAATAGCAAAAAAAGAACATGAGGAATGTATCAAAATTGTTATGCAAGGCACAGGAGAGCCAATACAAAGAAAAACATTAGACATTCTTCATCAAGAACGTACCCGAATTGCATTAGCTATAAAGAGACAAGAATGAACGAAATATTAAATCAACCCATTACTTTGGGTCAACTTATGTTGTTTTCTATTATTTATTCATTTGTGCATTATTTGGTTGAAAAAGCAATTAAAGCAAGGGGACAAGCATGACTAAAGGAGAAAAACACATGATTGAACAAGGTACACCCACATGGTTTGCCCAAAGGCTTGGAAAAGCCACAGCAAGCAGAGTAGCAGACATTATTGCTAAGACTAAATCAGGTCCAAGTGCAAGCAGAGAAAACTATGCAACTCAGCTTGTATTGGAAAGGATTACCAATACCAAGGGAGAGTCATATACAAGCCCTGCAATGGAATGGGGAACAGCTACTGAACCATTAGCACGTCAGGCTTATGAGCTTAAACGTGGTCTATTTGTGGATGAGACAGGCTTTATTGACCATCCAACAATTGCAATGACTGGTGCTAGTCCAGATGGATTGGTTGGTTCTGAGGGTCTCGTGGAAATCAAGTGCCCAAACAGTGCCACACACCTCGATACCCTGATTACCAGAAAGATTCCTACTAAGTATGTCCCACAAATGATGTGGCAAATGATTTGTACAGGTAGAAAATGGTGTGATTTCGTAAGTTTTGATCCAAGATTTACACCAAATTTACAAATCTTTGTAGAAAGGTTGGAGTTTGATAACGTTTATGGAAAGATGTTAGAGCTAGAAGTTACTAAGTTTTTAGAAGAAGTTGAGCAAAAAGTTAAAATTTTGGAGCAAATGCAATGAGTAAAGTATTAAAAGAGATTAGCGTAATCACAGGTTCTTACACCAATGCTGAGGGCATGAAAAAGAACAGGTACACAAGAATTGGATCAGTTATTGAAACCAAGAATGGACCAATGCTTAAATTGGACTGTACACCTCTCAAGGAGGGAGGCTGGGATGGATGGGCTTACATCAATGATCCAAAGCCACAAGATGACTTTCAGAAGCCTCGTCAAGCAAGGCCTAACTACATTCCTGAAGATGACAATATTCCTTTTTGAGGTGAAACATGGACTTATTCAATATGATGGGCTTGCCTGCTTTTGGCACAATTCCCAAGTTCTTGGTGCGTAAGGATGCCATAGACACGTCAAAAGAGGCATCTGTGTCTGTAGATACCAAAAGCCTAGAAAAAATCGTCTGGGAGGTCATTAGAAGCCATCCAGATGGATGTATTTCTGATGAAGTGCTTGCAGAACTGAATCATTTGCCCTATAGTAGTGTTACAGCTAGGTATCAAGCCCTATTGAGGAAGAAGCTCATCATTGACACTGGAGACAGAAGAAATGGTAGAAGTGGTAAGCCTCAAAGGGTAATGAAGGCTGTATACATACCATAAACCTTGCAAGGATTTAAAAATGGGTTATCCAAAAATGGAAAAAGAGCCAAAGGGTGTTACATCAAGTGACATGACTGGCATGAAAAAGGTCAGAGTTCCTAAAGAGGATACTGAGACCTTTAAGACTGGCATGTCAGGTGAAAAAGCTCCCAAGGGTGCATTGTCTTCTGATACCTCAGGAGAGCGTAAAAGGCCTATCATGGGTGGAGTTGGCATGGGTAAGGCTGATGGCATTGGTGAGCGTGAAGCAAGCCACATGGGTCATCACGATGGGCGTTTGGGTGAAATGAAGGGTGGCACATCAGAAGCTACTGTTTACGAACACAAACGTATACCTCACGTTCAGGACATGTAAAAATCGAAAGCCCTAAAGTCATGTAGGACTAAAGGGCTTTCTAACCAACAAGTGAGAGGGCACTCGATGGCTGAAAACAATTGTAAGACATGCGTTTATTTCATGGGCAGTAATTTAGGTAGTTGTAGAAGATTTCCTACTTACCAAAACAGACATGAAAATGAATGGTGTGGAGAATTTGCAAAGAGCTTGGAGGCAGTTGCCAAGACTTCACCTGAGTCATGTGATTCAGGTGTTTTTTCTACCATGAGTCGCAAACTGATTGAATTACCAGTAGTTGCGAGTCCAAAAAGAGGGAGAAGGCCAAATGCTAAAACCTCTGTTTGATCGTGTTGTGGTCAAGCCACACGTCAGAAACATTTCTGATATTATTTACATTGATAACAAAGAACCCTTTAACGAGGGTGTGATTGTTGCAATAGGTCCAGATGTTGACCAATGCCAAGTTGGTGATCTCATCAAATATGGCAATGGAGACTACTTAGACTGGCCTACACAAAAGATTGATGGTCAGGACTACCAGATCATACAAGAAGCAGACATTTGTGCAGTAATGGAGGTTTAAATGGTTGGACTATACGATAACATTCATGCAAAACAAAAACGTATAAAAGAAGAAAAGGCTGAGGGTAAGCCTGTAGAAAAAATGCGTAAGGTAGGGTCTAAGGGTGCTCCTACTGCTCAGGCTTTTAAACAATCAGCTAAGACTGCCAAAAAATGAAGAAGCATGATAAGCCCATAGAGCACAAGACTGTAGGCAAAGGCAAGACCTACAACTCTACTGAATCTGGTGCTGGCATGACTGCTAAAGGCAGAGCTGAATACAATGCCAAGAATGGATCACATCTTAAAGCACCAGCTCCAAACCCAAAGACTAAAAAGGATGAGGGTAGAAAAGCAAGTTTCTGTGCAAGGATGGAAGGAGTGGTCAAGAATGCAAAAGGACCAGCAGAACGAGCCAAAGCATCATTAAAGAATTGGAACTGTTAAATGCCATTAATCAAATCAACCAAACCAGAAGCATTCAAGAAAAACATAGCAACTGAGGTCAAAGCTGGCAAACCTGTAAAACAGGCTGTGGCGATTGCATACTCAGAAAAACGTGAAGCACAAAAGAAAAAGGAAAAAAAGTAAATGTTTAAATTTACACATGAAACCCAAGAACTAAATTTGATCATTGCAAGCCTAGAGCACAAGATCAGGGACATGCAAACTCTATTGAACAAAATGGTTGCAGAAGCCCAAGCACAAGCTCCTAAACCTCCACAACCAACTGAAGAACCACAATGACAGCAGGTAGACCAACTGACTATGACCCAGCCTTTTGCGATAAGGTTGTAGAGTTGGGTGCTCTGGGCAAAAGTACAGAGCAAATTGCAGGAATGTTAGGGTTTGCGCTTAGAACTATTTACTTATGGCGTGATACTTACCCAGAATTTATGCAAGCCTTGGAAGAAGCTAAAGCTAAAGAGTTACATTGGTGGGAAGATCAAGCTCAGGCATACATGTTGGAGCACAAGGATGGTGCAAAGTTGAATGCCTCGATATGGTCGAGGAGTATGGCGGCACGCTTTCCCAAGAAGTATCGTGAGAGTGTCAAGCAAGAGATTACAGGTGAGAATGGCACACCATTGATTCCATCTATCCAAGTCACATTTGTCAAGGCAGATGAGTAGCATCCAAGAGGTAATCAACAAGGTTGAGTTTCCTGAGAAACTAGAGTGCTTGTTTAAGCCATCGAGGTATAAGGTGCTCTGGGGCGGTCGAGGTGGAGCAAAGTCATGGGGCATTGCTAGGGCATTGCTGATCCAAGGAGCTGTCAAGCCTTTACGCATACTTTGTACTCGTGAGTTTCAGACATCCATCAAAGATTCAGTCCATAAGCTCTTGAGTGACCAGATACTGGCAATGGGCTTGATAGACTTCTATGAAATCACTGACAGGACTATTAGAGGCAAGAATGGGACTGAAATCAACTTTGTAGGCCTCAAGAACAACGTAGCAAACGTCAAGTCCTATGAGGGTGTTGACATTTGTTGGTGTGAGGAGGGACAAAGCGTCAGTGCTAGAAGCTGGGATGTGCTAATTCCTACGATTAGGAAGGAAAAGTCAGAGATTTGGGTGAGTTTTAACCCAGAGCTAGAGTCTGACAATACCTATCAAAGGTTTATCCTCCATCCTCCACAAGATGCCCAAGTAGTCAAGATCAATTGGTCTGACAATCCTTGGTTTCCAGAGACATTGAGGCTTGAAAAGGATGCTTTGAGGGCTAGAGACCCAGAAGCCTATGCAACAGTCTGGGAAGGTGTTTGTAGGCAGTCTGTAGATGGA